AACCTTGTTCATCCAATTCTTCTTGTGACATTTTGCCTGTATAGTATTCCCATTTGAGTTTACGCATACGTAAGTAATCAAAGTTGGCTTTCTTTGCGGCCATCTTGTGTTTGATTAATACATCAACATACTTGCTGTGTAATTTTGGGATTTTTAGGAGTTCTTTGCCTGGTTCGGTTTGATCCATGTCGGCGTCAGATTCCCAGGACTTTAAGATTTCATCAAGTTTATTCATAATATAAAAGTAAAGTTAAGCGTTGTTTATATCAAAATACTCGTATCTAAATGTTGCAGTTGATGTTATAATTGTATCGGCCGATTGTTGAGTATCAAACTGTATATCAGACAAAGACACCGGAAACATTCTATGAAAGTTAATTCTTGATATTGGATTATTTAGTGCACTCATAATAGTGAGTGTGGAATCTGAATAGTAACTTGGTTTTGGACTGTTTGCATTTTGCGATTCATTATATGTTGCACGGTCTTTTAAGTTTGTTGGTGCAGCAATTGCTAAGAACCATTTATACAATTCGGTCCATGATATAATATCTTCATCAACATAAAAAGTTATTTTAAATTCATTGTAAGATAATTTATTACCTGCCACAGGAACATCCAAAAATGGAGTATTAAATTCGACATCTCCCAATGAAACACCTGGAAGGTTTGCTTCTTGGCAAAAATACTGAACCGTTGGCAATCTATTGAAAGCCAATATAAACTTTGACGGTTGTAAAAAATTCGTATTAGAGGGTGTTCTGTTTAGTGCTGTCATACTTCTATTTAGGTCATAAAAAAAGGGACCCGAAGGCGGTTCTTATTTACTTAATCTGCGTTGTGAAAGACACAGGCACATCAACCTTCACAGGTTTACTAAAAAGTTTTAGAAACAAATTTATGATTGTTTCTTTAACTAATTCCATAATATAGCGTATCATATTATTTTACTTCAACAGACAAAGTTGCTGGAACATCAATTGTAACTTCTGGTGCAGGCGCAGGTGCTTCTTCAACAACTGGTGCTGCTTCTGCTTCTGGTGCAACTTCTGCTACTGGAGCTTCTGCTGGTGCAGGTGCTTCTTCAACAACTGGTGCTGCAATTGCTACTGAACCAGTAATTGCTTCACCCAATGGATTTCCTTCTTTGTCAACTGCTTGTGCAGTGATAGCAAATTCGCCTGGACCAACGTCAGCAAATTCAGCAACATAAGGTGCTGCTGTCAATGTTTGTTCTGGAAAACCAGCCAAAGAAACTTTGATACCTGCGGTTTCTGTACCGGCAGGGAATTGTTGTGCTTGTGCCACAACGGTAACGACTACTGTAGACATAATGACTCCTTTATAAAGTGTTGTGGAACAATCCACACAAATATTTAGGTTGGAACATTGTTTTCAATTCATGACAAACAAATCTTTACACACTTCCATCCTTTGTGTTGTTTCAATATGCCTTGGGAAACTTTGACCATATTTCCTTGGTCTAAACCGTTGTTCTTACAAAATTCTCTTAAATTATTGATGGTGTGTGTTGTGCCTTGGGGTGACGTTACGTTCCAACTTTTTGATAAAGCTTTTGATACGGAATCTTTTTGTGACTGTGGTTGTTTAAACCCTATTCTGCTTAATCTCAATTTCTCAACATCATATACACCAGAGTTCCACCTTTGTTTTGCCTTATCACTATTTTTTTTGTTTGATTCTATTGTGTGTTTATCAAACCCACCATCCAATCCATTTTCGTTTTTTAAATTTGCCCATTCTGTTGATTCCACAATGTTGTTGTCTTTTGAAAAATTCAAAGCAAATTTTTCCAAATCATTCTTGTCTGTGAATAGTTGACACCAAATTGTTTCAACATGTTGTTCGCCGTGTTTTTTGATATGTTTTTTCCAATATTTACCTGATCCCAGGTATTCTATTGGACTTTTTTTGGTCGTTTTACCAAAATATTTCAATTTGGTTAATGTGTGCTGCTTTATGTACAGATATGTTGGTTTCATTTTAATAATTGTTAAGAACTATATGTATTTATAAAACAAAAAAAGGGAATCTTGCGATTCCCTTTTGAATTGTCACTCTTTTTGGTGACTTTACTATATTTTTACATATAGTTTTAAACCATCACATTAGGTTTTTAACTGCGAACAGTCTATAGTAAACGTTAGATTGTGCATCTAGACGTCCGTTACCAACTGTTAGGCCTTCTGCAAATGGGTTTGCAACCATGCCGTAACGAGTCTTGAAACCAATTTTTGGTTGGAATGTGAACTGGTCAACTGCACGAACCATTTGTAGAGGAACGTATGGGCAGTAGAATAGACCAGCGTCATAAGGAGAAGAACCCTTATAACCAACAGTTACCAATTCTTGGTTAGATGTGTAACCGCCATAATATGGATCGATGTACACTTTGATACGACCGTGCAACATACCAGCAAATGTATTGCCTGTATCGTCAACTTGTAGGTCAGCTTGTAGTGATGGAGTGTAAGACAACACACCAGCCATAGCCATAGCAGAAGCAACGTCTGAAGAAACGATCAGAACGTTACCTTTACCTCTACGAGTTTGTTTTGCAATAACGTTAGCATCACGTTCGATTTGGAAAATCAAACCTTTGAAACGTTCAACAGACCAACGGCCGTTAGAGTCAGTGTCTAAGTCGAAGTAACCAGCGGTAGTTGTACCATACTGAGCACCGATCTTAGCAGTTGTATAAACTGTACGGATAACTTCTCGGTTGATTTCAGCAAGAATTTCTGTAGACAGAATGTTAGACAATTCTGTTTCAGCATCAAGACCGTGGATTGCCTTCAAGTCTTGTGCTAGTTCTAGAGAATACTCAGCTTTCAACGCACGGCTAGCAGCAGTAACAGTAACTTTCTCGATAGAGAATGCCATTTGTTGGAATACAGAACCGTTATCAGCACCCAAGAATTCAGCGATGCTTGTTGGCATTGCAGTACCGGTTGTGATAGTGTTTGCACCAGCAACAGCTGTTTGTGTGTTTGCTGTGGTATCAGAAGCTGTTGTACCAGAGAAAGCTTGTTGACCACCGTATGTACCATAGTTAGAAGCAGAAGTATTACCAGAGAAGATGGTATTAGCTTCGTTATAGAATGCTTCAGAACCAGATTGGTTGTTGTAACGAGCACGCATTGCGAAGATTAGACCTGTAGGTCCAGTCATTGGCTGAACGCCAGCAATGTCATAAGCGATCAAGTTAGGTAGTGAACGGCGAACCAAGCTAATCAAGATTGGGTCGAAGTTGCTGATACCAGAACCAGTAACGTTTGTTGGGCCGTTATCGGTTGTTTCGTTCAAAGCCATACGGTCTTGACGCATTGCTTGTGATTGGTTTTCCAAAACCAAAGCAGTTACGCTTCTTTTGTATGGGTCGGTGATGGCTGCTAGTTCTGGGTGCTCCAAAACTGGTGCCCATTTCTTTTGTAGTTCTTCAGTCATGAACATGTGAATGTCTCCTATTTTTGTGAAACTGTTATTTATTTATAATTTACACTCTTTTATTAAGAATGCCAACGACTTGTTCCATCAAAGGATCAACAGACTTAGTAGTTTGTTTTTCTTCTTCAATGTGGACTTCATCATCTAAAGCAGAATTGTCTGCAATTTTTACATCAACTTGGAAGTATGATTCAACCAATGTTGACAACTTTGCCGCAAATTCTTCTTCAGTAGTAAATTCCACACCCTCTGCGAGTGACTTCAATTTTTCTACCTGAGTTTGCGATAGGCCTTCACACACTGCGTAGATAGCCTCGGTTTTTTTATGTTCGTTTAATTCTTTAGACATTTCAACGCTACGGTTGATTTGTTCGTTTAGTTGGTCTTCTAATTCAGAAACTTTTTCTGCCATTTCAGCAACAACGTCAACTTTGTCTTCAGGAATATCAATGTAGTGTTCAACGAATACGTTACGTAGAGCACCAATAAAGTCTTCTGCGATTTCAGCACGTAGACCTGTTTCTACTGCTAATTCGTTTTCTTTCATCCATTCTTCTGCCATGTAGTTTAGATAGTCATCAACTTTAGATGCCAAATCTTCTTTAACTTGTTCTACAGCAGATTCAAATTGTTCTACCAATTGTGACTCAACTTGCTCAGCAATTGCTTGTACACGAGCGTTTACAGCAGCTTCAAAAATTGTAGTTGCCTTAGCAGCAAATTCTTCTGATAGGTTCTCACCAGCCAACAATGCACGAACGTCATCAGACATGTCAAATGACTCCATGTTAGTGTGTTGTGCTTGTGTACCTGCTGTGTGTGTACCATCAAAGTGTTGGAAAGTAGCGCCTTTGTTCATACCAAATGTGTTTGCTGGCAATTTACCTGCAATACGATCACGAATTTGGTCAATATGGTTAGCAGTGTGAGTTGTTGGGTGCATAACATCTTTGCGGCCCATAGTCTCTTGTGGCTGACCTTGTGGCTTTGCTGCACCAACGCCGTCTTTTTGTGCACCAACTGGAGGTGTTGCACCTGGAGGAGTTGCGCTTGGAGTACCTTTTAGGTAATCTGGCAATTCTTCATCGTTAACTTCTGGTGAGTGACCAACAACGCCAGCATCTTTTTCGCCATAAGCAACTGATGCTTGTAGTCTATCGTCACCAACTACACCACCCTTGTGATGGTCTTGACCACGTTGGCCACGTTTTGCCGCAATGTTTGCGTCAAAGGTTTCTTTAGAACCTTCACCCAAAATTGCTTTAGCGGCTTCTGACAGATTGAATCTTTTTGACATTTAAAATCTCCTTGATTTTGTATTGAATATTTATAGTTTATAGTTTTTTCATGAAGTTTTCAAATATGCGAAGACTTACTGCTTCGATATCCGCACGAGATGCAGATTTGATTTCTCTAATCGCTTGTGCGTGTTCTACTTCAGTCCAAACACCATTTACCAACATCCATTCTTTTCCTTCCATAATGCCCTGCACAAATGCTCCTGGAGCGGAAGGGTCTGCTACAATATCCGCCGCTGTGGCTAGATAAAAGTCGGGTTGAACAACATTAACGCCGTTAACATTCTTCAATGATCCCATACCTCGTGAAGAAACACCCAGCTGTGCACCACCCTCAATCAGTTGGCGGGCAATTTGACCCATTGGAGTTTCTAGAATTTTTGCTTTACCAATCCATTGTGTACCGTCTTCACGTAGACCTACAATCATGTGTGATACACGGTCAAGGTTGATAGTTGGAGAATCAGGATGACCCAATTCACCAAATGCACGGTGTTTATTGATATATTCTTCTGTATAACGATGAACTTCTTTTTTCATCGTATTGTATTCATATAGACGACCATTCTTGTTTTTCTTTTCTGCAACAAGAAACGGACCTTCTATGAACAGTTCTTTTTTACCATCTGCACCTTCTGTCAGATAATTGACTGTTTCGTTAATTTCTTTAATGAGTTTCATTATTGTACCTATTATGGAGTTACGTTGTATGGTCTGTAGTTGAATGCTGCTGGATCATTAAATTGACCACGTTGATAGTATTCATTTTGTTTACGCAACTCAATAATCAATGTATATGCACAATTTGCTACCAAACCAACTGTTTGGACGCCAATATCACCTGTTGCACCAACTGCATTATTTGGAATAGAAA